TTGTCTTCGCTTACAGATACTGGCAAAACAACTCTATACAGAAATTTGGTGACAGTGCACTACAGTATGGAATTACACAAGTTCTTAATTCAACTGGCGGCCTAACCGGATTTACAGATAATAACATTGTTAACGAGAAGAATGTAATATTGCAAGAAGGACCAAAACTTGAGTCTTATTACTAATTGATTTGAAGGAGATATAATGGCTTTACCAAAAATTGATGCGCCGATCTATGAATTGACTTTACCGCTGTCTAAGAAGCATATTCGCTTTAGACCTTTTCTGGTGAAAGAGCAACGTAACCTAATGATGGCCATGGAATCTGACGATAAAGAGACTATGGAAAAGAACATCAAACAAGTTTTACATAACTGTACCTTGACAGAGAATGTTGACATTGATTCTCTTCCTATTGTGGACGTTGAATACTATTTCATCCAGTTAAGAGCGAGATCGGTCGGTGAAGTTGTTGAAAACAAATATCGCTGTGAGAATATCGTAGACGATAAGGCTTGTGGCAATATGATGGATGTTAAGTTTAATTTGTTAGATATTAAAGTTGACCACAATGATATTAAAGATGAGATTCAACTAACAGACAGAATCAGTATCAAGTTGGCCTATCCAAAGTTTTCTGTGTTGGATGCATCAAAGAATATTGAGACTGCAACCGATATGGCGTTTGAAATGATTATCAGTAGTATCGTTAACATTTATGATGGTGAACAATTCTATTATGCGAATGAGGTTGCAAGAGAAGAATTAATTGAGTTTGTAGAATCATTGAACACTGAGCAATTTAGTAAGATTGAAGAATTTTTTGACAATTTACCTAAATTAAATAAAACAATTGAGATGGACTGTGGTAAGTGTGGTTTCCACCATACGATTGAGGTGGAGGGTCTCGAAAATTTTTTCGGGTAATCTTCCGTCATGATACATTAAGGAACTATTATACAACCAACTTTGCATTGATTCAGCATCACAAGTATAGTTTGACGGAGCTAGAAAATATGATGCCATGGGAGCGTGAAATTTACGTTAGTATGCTTGCTCAATATATTGAAGAAGAAAATGCCAAGATTAAAGAGCGACAAAATTCAAGATGATTTGAATTTGCATTTTTCAAAATGGTGTCTAAACATGATTGAGCCTTTTCCATTTTTACCACAATGTGGACACACTCTTTCAGTTTTTTGATGTAAAACCACTTTTTCACGACTTGATGTGTTTTGAAAATTGTGTTTACCTTCTTTGATTAGTCTATTTGCTCTTTCGGTAACATTTTGAATATTTGTTATAGGATTTATTCCCAATTCTTTATATTTTTTCCACTGTTGTCTCTGTACGTCACCACTTAATAGGTGGTGTTTACCTTCTTTTACCAACTTCAACTGCACCCTTCTAGGTATTTGCTTGGTTGCAGGATCACCTTTTTTGAAACCGTGTGATCCTTTAGACCAATTCATACAATTTGGTTTACCGTAGTGTTCATCTAGGTATTTTTCCTCTAAGTGTTTTAATTTCTCTATGGAATCCGCATATTCCACTATTTCTCGGGTAAGTTCTTTTTTATTTTTTATGCTTTTCACCCATTTACCAGAACCCAAATATCCATCATTTAAGTTATCGGTGGAATGGCGACCATAATAGTAGTTTCCGTTTTTGTGGATAGTTTTATATATTATATGATAAATAGTCATGCTGATACGGTTCTTTCGTGTTAGAGTGTATGCGGAGGTGAGAGTCTGGCGATACACAATTATTTATAAGAAAAAAACGTAGATGAACAACAAGTCACAATTAGAATCAGTAATCGGTGAGTTGAAAGGCCAAAATAGTAAAGAATTGGAAGCCCAACGAGCCGCTATTGACAAGCAAATTGTTGATATGATTGTGAAACAAACTGCAATGAATGTGGAAGATATAGTAAAAGGTTTGTCAAAGCGTAAGAAAACGGCTAAGCAAGTATCACCACAATCAAATATGGCCAACAAAGTTGGTAATGTAAACGCCAACTTTTACGTTGATGCTGTCACCGTTAGCAAGCCTAAACTACGAACAGGTGACAGTGCGGCCAACATCGGTGCAAAAATCTATGCTGTAATGAAGCAAGATATAGAAGATCGTAAGTTGCGTTCTGAATTGGATAAAAATAAAGAACAAGAACTATTCGAAGAAGAACAAAGAAGACAAGAAGAACTGATTGCCACCATCGAGAATGCCAAAAAGGGTGTAAAGGCTCAAAAGCCTAAAAAAGAATTACCGCCTAGAGATGAGAAGGGTAGGTTCATGAAGAAGGAGCCTGAGGCTAAAAAAGCTGAAGCTCCTGCACAAAAGTCAGCAACAACAGAAACACCAACAGCTAAACCGGCAACTGCAAAACCGGTGGAAGCACCGGCACCTAAACCAGTGTCTGCTAGTCCAACAAAACCTCCAGTTTCTACTGGTGGCGTTTCTACAGCCGCTAAAGTAGCTACAGGTGTTGCTATTGGTGCCGCGGCCGCAACAGCAATAAAAAGAATAGTTGAAGTTGGTAAGGGCTACAACATAGTTGAATTGCAATCTGGTGAAATAGTCAAAAAAGAAGGTGTTTGGAACTGGAGAAATAATAATCCAGGTAACATCGAATATGGCGATTTTGCTTTATCGAATGGTGCAATTCCGTACGCTCATGGAAAAAATAAACCACAAACACCTGAAGAAAGATTTGCAATTTTTCCAACATATGAAGCTGGTCGTGCGGCCAAAGCTAAGTTGATTTTTGAAGGTAAAAATTATAGAGATTTAAATATTGATGATGCAATCGCTAGATATGCACCTGCAAAAGAAAAAGCTAATGATACTCCTGCTTATCAGAAAGCTGTCAGAGATGCTGTTGGTCTTCCTGAAGAAAAATTGAAGACTATGAGAATGCGTGATTTTAATGAACAACAGCGAACATTAATATTAGATGCTATGCAAAAGAGAGAGGGTTATGGATCAGGTAAAAAAGAATCTAAACTCCTATCATCACCAAATGTTAAAATAGATTCCGGTGAAAATCTTATTAAATCTTCCAATGAGAATAAAGATTTAAAATCATCCACTAAAGGCACCAACGTTGCAATAGATAATACAAAAACAACAGTCATATCTTCAGGTGGTTCATCACCACAAACAATTAGAACACCAACACCTTCAGAGAGACCAGCAATCATAGGCGGATAAAATGGCAAACGATAAAATGACATATCAACGTGCACAAAGGCTGAAAAATGTAGGCCTTGGCAGATTAATGGTTGACAGAATCGTGTCTGGTCAAGGCGTTGGTCGTTCTATTAAGTCTGCTATCTCAGATAAGACTACAGCAAAATTCACACGTATGAAAGAAAAGTTTGATCCATTGAACATCGGCAAGATGTTTGGTGGAAGACTAGGTGCTTATGCTGTTGGTAAAATGACTGGCCGTAGAGAAGAAGATATTGCATACTTCACTGGTGCAAGAGTTCGTTCTAGTGCCCTAGAAAGTATGAAGGTGAACCCTCTAGTTACAAAAATACCTGAGGGTGATAAAAGAAGTATGAAGAAGAATGACGGGCTTGCTGATGTGATGGCTCGCATTTATAATTTGATTAAGACAAACTCAGAAGAACTAAAGATACAAAGTGAAATTGATAAGAATTTGAATGTTGATAGAGAGAAGCAACGTGAAAAATGGCATTCTGAATTGATTAAAGCACTTACTGGAGTTGGTAGTAAAACTACGACAGCAACACCAGTCAAAAAGGGTGGATTTTTAGATGATATAATGGATTTTATTGAAGGTTCTATAGCAAAAGTTAAAGATTTTTTTAAACCTGTATTAGACTTCTTTGGAAAAATAAAAGAAATTTTTGGTGAGGGTGTACTTGCGGCTTTTGGTTTACTTAAAAGTTTGTTAGCTAATCCATTCATACAAAGACTTGCTGGAGGTGTAGCATTAGGTGTATTGATTGCCGAAGCTATAAAATTTGGCGTTGGCAAGGCAATGGGTGCCGCACAAGATTCGAGTGAAGAACTTGGTGGACCAGAAGCCAGAGCAATTACTGAATCTATACAGAACTCCGAAAATCGAGATCAACTATCAGAAATGCCAGGTTCTTCTGATCCTGAATATGAACAGAAGCAGGAAAAATTAAAGTCTGCGATTAGAAAAAAACAATCAGCGATTGAAAAATACTTGAATTCCAAAGGTTACACCAAAAAGGGTGAGGAGAAAAATGGAAGATTTATATTTGCGGATAGTAAAGGTAATCAACCTCCACCAGAATTATTGAACGAGGCTTCAGACTTATACAATTCTGGTAACATGCCCACGGTTACTGCAACAAAAGCAACACCTTTACCTGTCGGTGTTACGCCATCAACTGCTGGTGCCGGTCGAGGTACCATGTCGGCTGAACAATATTCTATCCCAACTACAGCCGCACCGATGCCTCCAGCACCAGCATCTACAGGAACTCGTGTGCAGTCGGCAATCAGTCAAAATATTAGTATGAATCTTGACCAGGATACAGCCAAAATCGTCACGATTGATAATTCTAAGACTGTGAATGCATCTGGTGGTTCTTCTGCTCCTGCGATCAGTATGGACAGTTCCGTAACAGTTCGTACGGATGATCCGACACTGAAGAACATTTTTAAGAGTCTGACCAGACAGACATAAAAAACCCGCACTAGGCGGGTTCTTAACCTATCGAATTCGAGAGGGTTTAATCTTCTGCTAACTTAGAGAAGTAGGCCAAATCATCATCTTCTGTTGGGTCAACAAAACCAGTATCTTCAGCATCTACTTTAGGTGCTTTACGAGCCTGTTCTTTGATGGTTTCAACAGTAGTCTTGGCAACTGGTGTGTCACCATTCAGACCGAGAACCTTTTCAAGGCGACCTTTCAGGTCATCATAAGACTTGAATTCTTTGTCTGCTGTCAAGTCTTTCAACGACAATTCAGACTTCCAAATCTTTTCCAACTTGTCTTCATCATCGGACAAAGCCGATGGTGATGCAAATTCAGACTTGTCATAGTTCTGGTAGCCTGCGACCTTAGTGATACGCAGTTTGAAGTTTGCACCAGTCCACAAGTCGAATGGGTTGATTGCAACTTCATCTTCAAAAGCTGGATTCATAGCACCAGTGATCTTCTCAAAAATCTTTGCACCGAACTTGAACAATTTAACTTGTCCTTCATTCTCTGGATGCTTAGGATCAGAAACGATATACACGTTTGCAATGTAGTTCAGTTTACGCTTTTGCTTACGAACGATTTCCTTGTTGGCCTCAATGCCAGAGTTCCACAATTTGTTGTTGTGTTCACATACAGGACATTGTTCGTTCTTGGTTGTCAGGCAGTTATCAATCAGCCAGCCACCAGGACCTTGGAAGCCGTGAGAGAATACTTTTGCCCATGGGAGAGAGTCATCACCATCGACTGCTGGTGTTTAAGCAAGAATTGATTGAGTTTGTTGAATCGTTGAACCAAGAACAGTTTGGAAAGATTGAAGACTTTTTCAGCAATCTACCTAAACTAAACAAAACACTTGAGATGGACTGTGGTAAGTGTGGCTTTCACCACACGATTGAGGTGGAGGGCCTCGAAAATTTTTTCGGGTAATCTTCCGTCATGATACATTAAAGAACTATTATACAACCAACTTTGCATTGATTCAGCATCACAAGTATAGTTTGACGGAGCTAGAAAACATGATGCCCTGGGAGCGTGAAATTTACGTTAGTATGCTTGCTCAATATATTGAAGAAGAAAACGAGA